TATCAAAAAGAAAATCCTCAGAGAATGAAAAGAATCAATCGCACGCTTTCTAATATAGCAAAAGCAATGGGAGATACGGTAACTGAAGAGGAACTCAACAAAATAGTCTGGTAATGTTTTAATAGTAATAATGACGCGTAGCCCCATTTAACAATAAGGATAATTAAATGAAGATACTTTTAGAACCAGCAAAGGCAAAATTATATTCTTATACTTGGCCAGAAGGCTCGGTAATTATTGGCACCATTACTACTGAAACACAAGGAACGGGAATGCTTGTTAAGCTTCCTACCGGGATTTATGTGAAGGTCAACGCTGGATTAGTTCAAACCCTAAGTCAGAATAAAGTAAAAAAGATATTACACTACTTGAGAAAAAAAGAGGATTAAAATGAAAAAAATAATTATAGAACAATATACAATAAAAGATTTTGTGATTACTTTGTATAATGATAATTCAGTTGAAATGCGATTAGGAAGAAAGTGTTGGTATTCAAATATTTATACATGTAAAGAAGATGCCGTAGAAGCTCTTGGCGATTTGTTACATGGATTAGATGTAGTATTACCTTCCGATAAATAAAAAGGATTAAAATGAAAGCAGAAAAATTAAGACTTCATATTGACGAATATGTTCTTGAAATATCGCCGGTCAAATATAAAAACAAAAATATTTGTATAGATGTATGGCTGAAAATAAGGGACGTTCGTATTATATGTGCGACGGCAGTTTCTAAAGGGAAATTCTCTTTTTCTGCTGGATTCTCTTTTTGGGAGGAAATGTTTGGGGAAAAACAGACCATAGAGATAATAAAAAAGTGTGAAGATAAAATCATAGAATGGAAACAGGAAAATCATTGTGAATTAACCGACCGTGGTAGTGAAATATTATTTATCGATTAAAAAAAATTGAATTAAAGAGAAGTCGATGAAGGCTAAAGAAATTGCTCAGATTGTTATAGATGAAATCAACAAAGTGAAGGCTCTTCAATTGGATAAAAGTGAAGAAACAGAAAAAATCCTTACGCAACTTCTTGGTTCTTTACCATGTGTGGGGGAATGTTGGAGGATAGACTGTGGAAAGTAAAATGTACCAACTAACTAAGTTAGCTATTCACTTATGTAGCAATCCTAAGATTGGCTGGCCCACTTATACCGATGAAAGAGGAACGCCCCAACGATTGTTTCACTATCAAAGGAATTGGATTGAACAAATCTGGATTAACAATACTCAATCCGTTGATAAATGGTTTTGTTTAGGAATTGTTTCCGATTGGATTGCCCTCAAATCCGTTCACTTTCATTTTTTAGAAATCATAAGCAATATTCGCGACATATCACCAATGGCTTATGCTATGGTTAAATCTAGTGTACAGATGAAGCAACTGGATATTCTAAACTTTGAAGAAGTATGTATGAAGATGAGTAGGATTTTGGAGGAAATATAAGATGTATTTGATTCTTAATTCCAATAGAATAGAAATTGCCCGAATGAATTCCTATGAAGAAGCAGAAGCTTTTATAAAAGAAGCTTCTACGCAATCCACTGAAATTTTATTTATTGTGGAAAGAAAAACCAATGTCAAACATAGATGAAAAAGATATTAGAGAACGTTCTTCAATAACTCTAACCAAATCCCAGTAAAAAAAGGAAACCAGGAATGAAAAATATTTTAGTTCATATTGAACAAAAAGAAATTTATGATTCACTAGGTTTTCCCCTTCCCCCGGACAAAACAGAAGGTTATGATTTAAATGGTTTTCCGGTTATGAGACAAGAAGTTATTATTATTGAGGAAAAAAATAATGAAAAGAAAACAAAATAGACTTTTAAGGGAAGGTGATGTGATTAAAATCACTGAAAAGCATCTTCAAACAATATACAGAAGCATATGTCCCATATCCCGATTTATAGGAAAGTATGTTGTTTACAAAACTACCTTTGACGGGGGTGGGTGTGGTCATGGTCCACATGATATTTATCCAAATGGTCATCATGTCTTTTGTAAAAAATTAGGAGATAATAAAATTCAAATTGATTTTTATCAAGATGGGTGTTTTACAGGTCTCTTACCACCTTCACAAATTAAACCTATTGGAAAAGCCATTCAATATTGGAAAGAAGTATAAAAACAAGAAAAGTTATGACCGGATGTCCCTTTAAAAAATATCCCTATCCTAAAAATGCTTTAATCTGGATGGACTTCAATCGTACTAAAGAATTTCAAAACGAATGGACAAAACTGGTTCGAGAAATATATGTATAAAACCATAAAAAATAATTAAAAATTTTTTCTTGAATAACTAATCTAATTATATATAATTATCTTTTTATGAATTTTAAATAATTAAGATGATTTATGTTCAATACAGATAAAGATGCTAAAACTGAAGCATACCAGCAATATCAAAAAGTGGTATACTCTATTTGTTGGAAATTTTACAAGAAATATGGAGGAAATCTTTCCGAAATTTTTGCGGAGGCTAATAAATTATTTTTAGTTGCCTTTAATTCTTTTGACCCTTCTAAATCAAAACTTTCGACTTGGCTTCATACTAAAATATATGGGGGATTGATATGCTACCGAAATCAAACTGAATGTATAAGTAAACAACGACATATTACAAAAATAATAACGGTAGAAGACTTAACTCTTTATGAAAAACCATACGACCAATTTATTCTTGACGAATTATATGATGAATTGCTTGGTGATTCTTTACTTGTAGCAAAATTATTTTTTAATCCTCCTAGCGATTTTATAAATTTTAGTTATGAATTGTCGGTTAAGCTCAATTATACAAAAACCAGAACTAAAAAAGTGATATCACTTTATTTGTCCGAAAAAAAGCGATGGAACCAAAATAGAATTACAAATGCCTTCAATCAATTAAAAGAAAAACTTGAATCCCTTATATGATTACACTACGAAAATACCAAAAAGAAGGATATCAAAAATTAAAAAAATTCAAAGGTAGAGCCTTAATTGCCGATGAAATGCGATTAGGCAAAACTGCTCAAGCCTTATGGTTCTTAAAACATTATCCTAAAGCCCTTCCGGCAATCATAGTATGTCCCGCTATTGTAAAATGGGAATTACAAGAGCAAGCAAAAAAACACGTGGGCTTAAAATCTTTAGTAATAGAAGGAACCAAACCAAGACCACTAATAAATCCTCCTCCCATAATTATTATCAATTACGAACTGCTTGAAAAAAATAAATCAAAATCCTCTAAAGCTCCAGTAAAACCTACCGATAGTTGGTGGTATCATCTTCTTAAACTAAAACCCCAAACTATTATCACCGACGAATGTCAAAAGATTAAAAATCCTCGGGCAAAAAGAACCCGGGCAGTAAAGAAATTAACCAAAGGAATTCCTCATATTATTGGAATTAGTGGAACTCCCTTTACCAGAAAACCGATAGAATTTTTTCCCATTTTAAACATTATTCGTCCTGACCTTTTCCCAAGTTTTTTAAGTTATGCCTACAGATATTGTAAACCCAAAGTCACTCCTTGGGGAATCCAATATGATGGAGCTACCCATTTAAAAGAATTAAATCACCTCCTCAGAAAAAACTTAATGATACGCCGTCTCCGAAAACAAGTCTGGAGACAGTTACCGGATAAAATTAGAACTATAATTCCCCTTGAGATAAAACGAAGAAAAGAGTATGAGCAAGCAAGTGAAAATTTAATTGCTTGGTTAGTAAAAAAGAGATTTACCCGCCGAGCAGTCAGAGCATCCAAAGCCCTTGCTCTGGTAAAAATTGGATACCTAAAGAGATTGGCCGCCGAATTAAAATATGACCAAATATGTTTATGGATAGATGACTTCCTTGAAAAAACAAATGAAAAAATAGTTATTTATGGTATTCATAAATCGGTATTACGACCCCTGTATGAAAAATATAAAAACATTTCTGTTATAGTAGATGGTGAGGTATCGGGGAGGAAAAAGAATGATGCTAAAATAAAATTTCAAAAGGAAAAGAAATGTAGAATATTTTTTGGTAATATAACTTCAGCCAGCGTAGGAATCCCTTTAGGAAAAGCCTCAGCAGTTGCTTTCATCGAATTAGATTTTGTACCCTCTAATCATACCCAAGCGGAAGACCGAATTATTCACTTTGATAAAAAAGATGCTCCCATAAGCTACTATTTAATTGCGAAAGGAACGGTAGAAGAAACCATTTGTAGGTTAATTCAAAAAAGACAGGAGGTATTATCATCCATCCTCGACGGCAAGAAAAAGATTAACTCGTTAGATATTTATGATAGTCTTGAAAAAATTCTAAAGAAACAATACGATAATAATAATTATGAGTAAAAGAAAAAGAAAATCCAAAATCGAAATCACTACTATGATAGTTCATGGTATCCCAAAGGAATTAAAAAATCATTTCAAGGCATGGTGCGCTCGTCACAACGTGTCGATGAAAAGTCAAATTTGTATTTTCTTTAAGCAAAAAATTAAAGAAGATTAAATTTATGACCTTTGAGGATTTACTTCGTGAATACCATATACCCTATCTTACCGACGGTCACCATCATACCAGACCCGGTTGGATTCAGTTAGATTGTCCCTTTTGTGGTAAGGATTCGGGAAAGTATCACTTAGGATATTCCATTGAAGGTCATTATACTAATTGCTGGCGATGTGGTTTTCATTCTGTCTTGGAAGTCCTGTCGGAGTTAACCCAACTCTCTTTTTACCAATGTAAAAATTTACTTAAAGACATTGACCATAGTAAAATTAAAAAGGTCAAAACTTCAGGTATACTAAAACTACCAAAAGGATTAGTACCTTTACAAACAGCCCATAAAAAATATTTAAAAAAAAGAGGCTACCGTTGGAAAGAATTAGTCAAAGTTTGGGGAATTCAAGGTCTTGACTTTCGTAGTAAATTAGGATGGAGAATTTTCATTCCCATCCACTTTCAAAGTAAAATAGTAAGCTGGACCAGTAGAGCAATATCTAATCAACCAGGAACCTTACGATACCTATCGGCCAACGCTAAAGATGAAAGCCTTCCTCATGCTGATTTATTATATGGTGAAGATTATGCTTTGAGCACCATCATTATCACAGAAGGTCCTTTGGATGTTTGGAAAATTGGCTATGGGGCAGTGTGTACTTTTGGTATTGATTATTCCCAAGCTCAAATATTAAGGATGGTAGAATATCCCACGCGGGTTATCTGGTTTGATAATGAAAGGGAAGCCCAAAAAAGAGCTAACAAATTACTAAAAGATTTATCCGCTTTTCCTGGTGATTCATTCAACATTAAATTATCAAAAGGAAAGGACCCCGGTGAGGCTTCTTCCGAAGATATTGAGGCTGTGAAAAAGGAATTTTTAAGATGAGGAAGAAGAAGAAAAAAAAGACTTCAACTTACCCCTTAATTATTCCTACTTCGCTGGTTAATTTATTATTAAAAAGTGAGGTAAAAAATGTTCGTGATTTATTGGCTTTATTCATTTTTTATTATAAAACTGCCCTCCATCAAAAAACCAATCAAATTTATTGTACAAATCAATTTGTGAGTAAAGGATTACGCTGTTATTTGCCTATTATTTATCGTTGTAAAAAAGAATTGAAAAAACTAGGCTTAATAGAAGAAATTCGAGCAAAAAATGCTGGAAAATTCAAAAAAGGCGTTTTTATCAAAATAAACTACTATTTTGGCTCTAAAATGACCGGAAACCATAGTTCTCATAAAGATTTAACCACAACATCTAAAAACCATGCGATGGTTTTCCCATGCGATGGTTTTTCGTATGCCAAATGCTTATATAAAAGAAATCAAATGCTTATAAAAAGAAAAGAAATCTCTCTGACGGGGGCGGCTACCGCCCCGTCGGTGATGTCCTTTTCTAATGATTTGGTGAATATTCCTTCAAAAAAAGAGAAATTAAAAAAAGAGAAAAAAAAGAAGAAAAACGCCATGAAAACTCTACTCCCAGATAACTCCATAAATCCTAAAAAAGATTTTGACGAAAAAATGGCTATTTATCTAGGAAAACTCCTCACCAAAAAAAGAAAAGTGATGCGGAGAATAAATCTTAAAAAATGGAAGATGACTTTTGCCAAATTCCGTCGAGCAGAAAATTTAGAAAAAAGAAGGATAAAAGAAGTCCTCCATTGGTACTCCGATAATATAGGAAAGGCTTATGTACCCGTAGCTTATTCTGCGGAAACTTTCTGTAAGAAATTTTTAGCTATTGAAGATGCTATTGAAAGAAGTCAACGTCCTCATAATGAGCGTCCGCGTCCCGGTGAGGCAGAAAATAAAAAAGTGGTTATTACCTTCTTAAAAAATGGAAGTCAAATAAAAAAATCAGTTCCTGCTGATTACCAATTAAAAAAGAATGAGGAATTTAAAAAATGAGTATTGAAATCCAAAAAGGTGAGGGGAATGAGGAGCGTCGTATCCTCACCGGTATGATAGTTGATAAAAGGGTCCTGGCTAAAATTGTAGCTAAATGGAATCGGAAGGGATTATTCTCCAGTCGATGGTCCAACCTGGTGGGTCATTGGTGTGTTCAATACTTTCGGAAATATGCCAAAGCTCCTTTATCTCATATTGAATCCTTGTATGAAAGTTGGGCTCAGGAATCACAGGACAAAGAAACCATTCGTTTAATTGAAAAGTTTCTCAGTGGTTTGTCCGAAGAATATGAATCACTATCCGAAGAAAGCAATAGTGATTACATTATTGACCTGGCAGGAGAATACTTTAATAGGGTTCAAATACAATCCTTAATGGAAACCATCGAAGGAGATTTGGAAAGAGGTAAAGCCAATGAAGCAGTCGAAAAAATTATTGGTTACCAAAAAGTTGAATTAGGAATTGGAGTGGGAATTGACGGACTGTCAGATAAGAAAGCCATTAAGGATGCCTTCACCAGTAAAGGTGAACCACTTATTTTGTATCCGGGAGGACTAGGTGAATTTTTTGGGAATGAATTAGACCGAGAATCTTTCGTAGCTTTTTTAGGTCCGGAAAAAAGAGGAAAGAGTTTTTGGTTACTCGATGTTGCCTTCCGAGCTATGGGTCAACGGAGGAAGGTAGCTTACTTTGAAGCCGGTGATAATAGTCAGAATCAAGTGCTGCGAAGACTCATGTCTCGAATCAGTCAACGTCCTATCTATCCCAAAAAGATTGATTACCCCATAAAAATAAAATGGGATGAGGAAGAAAGTCCCAGAGTTTATACCAAACAAAAAACATATAAAGGAATTTTATCTTGGAGGAAAGCAGTTGCAAAATGTGATGAGTTTGCCCGACAAAAAATTCGTTCTAAAAAATCTTACTTCAAATTATCTTGTCATCCTAACTCTACTTTATCCATAAGCAATATTGAAAGCATTCTTCTGGATTGGTCCCGGGATGATTGGATTCCTGATGTGATTATTATTGATTATGCCGACATCATGGATATGACCTATCATGGAATTGAAGGTCGTGACCGAATAAATGAGACCTGGAAAAAATTAAGGAGCCTATCTCAGAAATTACATTGCTTAATAGTCACTGCCACTCAAGCCGATGCTCGTTCTTATGGAGTGCATACTTTACAGATTGATAATTTTTCGGATGATAAAAGAAAAGCTGCTCATGTGACTGGCATGATTGGCATCAATCAAACTGCCGATGAAAAAGAATCCGAAACCATGCGACTAAACTGGGTGGTTAGAAGGGAAGAAAAATTTAGTAGTAAACGATGCGTAGCAGTAGCATCTTGCCTTGATATTGCCAATCCGGCCGTTAGAAGTATCTTTTAACCATAGAATTTCTGTCAAAACCCCGTCTATTTTCAATTTGTTTTGAGAAATTGACCTTAGGGGAATTCAGTCATTACGATATTCAATCCTGAGTGATTCTGAGCGTTTTTAGAAGATATTCTCATAAATCATTGATAATAAAGAAGTTATGAAGCTACTATTCTTTACTAATATAAGAATAATTGATATAAGTCATTGATATTAAAGAAGTTATATAAAAATAGTTAAAAAATTTGTAATTTGTTAAATTGTATATTATACTTTTTTGAATCTTTCAGGAGAAAATGACAGGTATAAAATTTATTATTCTGTTTAATTTTTTTAGTAAAAGATTTTTACTAGTAACGATAATAAAAAAGTACTAAACTAAGTTAGTCTTATTAACTACAGGAAAGGATTAAACAAAATGGAAACCTACAACATTAAGAAAAATGAAGCAGTAAAAATCTTGGAAAGCTTTGGGTACAAAACCGCATCCGATTTTTCTTTGGAAAAATTACAAGAAAAAATAAATCAACTGCCGAGTATTATGGAAGAAGCAAAAACTCAGAATGAAAAAATTCCAGAAAATATTTTAAAAAGAGTTGACGTTCTTTTAGCTTACCAATCTAATCAAATATCTATTGTTGTTGAAAATGAACAATCAGAAAAGAAAGGAACCGATGAAATGAAAAAAGAAAAGAAGAAACACAAGAGTGAAAAAGAAGTAAAGAAAAGTAGTAAAGAAAAAACAGAAAAGAAGATTGCTTCACAAAAATCAGAAGGTACTAAAAAAATAAAATCTTCCACTAAAGAAAAAACACCAAAGGAAAAATCAATTAAACAAACAATTTACGAAAAATTTCTAAAAGTAAAACCTGAAGATGCAAACAGTAAGGCTGAAAAATGGTTCGAGGAAATCAACAAAAAAGTAAAATTAGCCACTATCAGGAGTTGGATAGGGCAATGGAAGTCTGGAAAAGGATTGCCAAAAGGAGCAGAGAAAAAGAAAAGTTTGTAGTTTTTATAGGGTGTGGAAAAAAGAAAAGACTAAAGAAAACCACAGCTGAAAAATTATATATAGGCTCCTTCTTCAAGTTATGCTTAAATATAGCCAAAACTATTAGCACTGAAGATACCATATATATCTTATCAGCAAGATATGGAGTAGTAAATCTTAGTACTTTAATTGAACCCTATCAACTAAAAGTAACTTCTTCTCACACTACTCACAATACGGAAAAATTGATTGGACAAAAAGACTGGGTACCTATGGTAAAAAAGCAGATACAAAAATTACCTTCTTACCCCAAAATATTTATTTGCCCTTCTCAATATCATTCTGCATTTAAGGGAGTAAAAGTACTTCCAAAATTAGGTATTGGATATCAAATGCAATGGATGCAAAAAATTTTAGATAGGAAACCCAAATTATGTATATCATAAGAAAAACTATTACTATCTGTAGTGCTCACCAATTAAATTTATCCTATCAATCTAAATGTCAAAATCTCCACGGACATAATTGGAAGGTTGTGATTGAGATTTGCTCCCCCAAATTAAACCAAGATGGAATGATAATTGACTTTACTCACATCAGTAATATGGTAAGAGAGTGGGACCATCAAAATCTGAATGCATTATTTGGGGATACCAACACTACCGCGGAAAATCTTGCACAAATCCTCAGCCAACATATAAATTATTTCCTACAACATAATGTCTCAGGAAATAAAGATGCTTTTGTGAGTATGGTTTCAATGGAAGAAACGGAAGGTAATATTGCAATATGGAAAAAGGATTAACTTTACCCGTTAATGAAATCTTTTATTCTATTCAAGGGGAAGGTTTTCATGCCGGGACTCCCGCTGTCTTTGTACGACTAGCTGGATGTAATCTGAATTGCCCTTGGTGCGATACAGAATATCACAAATTTGTAGAGATGTCGTTGGGAAAAATTAGAGAACGCATCCATACTCTAATCGAAAACACAGTAGACCCAGAATTGGCTGATAGTTTTTTTAAACCATTTACAATTATTATCACGGGAGGAGAACCCACTACTCATTCTAATTTAAAAAATTTAATTGAATTCCTTTCAAACGAAGTTTTTAGTATCCATATAGAAACAAATGGAACCAATCCCAAATTGCTAAAAGAGCTTTCAGAAATTTTAGATTGGATTACAGTATCACCAAAAAAAATAGGGGAAGAAAAGTACAAAAAAGAAATGCAGGAATCCTGTACTTCTTTTGCTGATGAAGTAAAAATAGTGTTGGATGGGAAAATCAATCCATTTGATTACATATCAAAGGATGCTCCGACAAAGTATCTCAGGAAGAGCGTTCAATATTACATACAACCTTTGTCTTGTAATTTTCTTCCCGCAATCAATTTTGTTAAAAAGTATCCTATTTGGAAATTGAGTATACAAATTCAGAAAGTAATAAAGGTAAGATAAGATGGGTTTGTATCAATACTTAATTTGGTACTTGTCTCTTGGAAGTTTCTTTTCCATGCTGGTAATTTTTTATAATTTATCCAATCCAAAATCTTCCGATATGTATTCTTTTAGTAATAAAGAAATCATACTGATAGTATTTTTCTTATCTTTACTTTGGCTACCAATATTATTGGCAATCATTTTCCTTACGATAATAAAAATAGCAATTAGGAGTAAAAAATGAATGCTATAATTTGTTTATCCGGTGGAATGGATTCCGCCGTAACTTTAGCCCATGCTTTAGCTAACAATCGGTCTTGTCAAACTGTTGGTTTCTTTTACGGAAGTAAACATAATGCTTATGAAAATGAAGCCGCTAAAAATATTTCCAAATATTATTGTGTCCCTTTTGAGTTAATCAATTTAGAACCAGTGATGAAAAACTTTTCGTCCCATTTAATGAAAAATGGGGGAGAAATTCCAGAAGGTCACTATGAAGACAAAAATATGGAAAAGACAGTAGTTCCTGCCAGGAATATTATCTTCACTTCCATACTAGCTGGTATTGCCTGGTCGAATAATTGTCAAGAAGTCTGGTTAGGAATTCATGCCGGTGACCATGCTATTTATCCCGATTGTCGACCTGAATTTTATCATTGCATGTCCGCAGCAATTTTGGCAGGAACCGGGGACCGAATTCAACTCATTGCTCCCTTTTTGGAAAATACCAAACGGGAAGTGGTTAAAAAAGGAATTGAATTGGGAGTACCTTTTCACTTAACAAGAACCTGTTATAAAAATCAAAGTATTGCTTGTGGAAAATGTGGAAGTTGTCGGGAACGATTAGAAGCTTTTGCTGATAATAATGTTAAAGACCCTATTCAATATGAATAAATAATAACTTTACTTGAAGTTAGAAATGGAGGCATAGTTGGAAGGAACCAAGGAAACCACTCTTCTTACTTGGGAAGATATTTATAACCTCGCCTTAAAAACTTCTAATCTAATTTTACATCGAGTAAAATTTAAAAAAGATGCTGGCATAAAACCACCAATTAAAATTTATGGGGTTCCTCGGGGAGGAATATTTGCTGCTCAGGCAATTCATCATAAACTACTTCAATATTTTGGGTACCCGGCGAGTATAGTAGAAGAAGTAAAATATGCTGATATAATTGTAGATGATATTATTGATTCAGGTCAAACTAAAAAACAATTTCAATCTCATTACCCCAATATTCCCTTTTTTGCTTTAATTGACAAAGCCGCCTTAACTTCAAAATATGCAAACTCATGGATTGTTTTTCCATGGGAACAGATGATGAAGGAAGAAGGACCAGAAAACAATATAGTGCGTTTGTTAGAATATATAGGGGAAGACCCCTCAAGGGAAGGATTGGAAGATACCCCGAAAAGAGTAATTAAATCTTTTGAAAAGTTATATGGTGGTTATAAAGAAGATGTTAGTAAATATTTTAAGACTTTTAAGCAGGGTGCCTGTGATGAAATGGTTTTGGTAAAAGGGATAGAATTTTACTCAAATTGTGAGCATCACATGCTTCCCTTTTATGGCAAGGCTCATATTGCTTATATTCCTAATGGTAGAGTTATTGGAGTATCAAAACTGATACGAATCCTTGAAGTCTATTCTCGACGGTTACAAATCCAGGAACGAATATGCCAACAGGTTACGGGAGCATTAGAAGAATATTTACAACCATTAGGAGCTGCATGTGTTTTGGAGGCTCAACATCATTGTATGACAAGTAGAGGAGTAGAAAAGAAGAATTCCGTTATGGTGACTTCCTCTCTTACGGGAGCATTCAAAAATAATTCAAAAGCTAGAAATGAGTTTTTAAGTCTTATAAGGAACTAATGAGAACTGTAAAATCACATTTTTTTGACTCAGGAGCTTTCACCCTCTGGTCCTTGGGTAAAAAGATATACAATGATAAGGAAACTTTCTACAACTCTAAAGAATTTTATTCTTACGCGGATAAGTACGCCAAATTTATCAAAAAATATAAATCTATTATGGACTTGTATGCAAATATAGATGTGATAGGAGACCCCGAATTATCCTACAGAAATCAAAAATACTTAGAAAAAGAACATGGATTAAATCCTATTCCCGTCATTCATTATGCCAAGGACGGTTTCAAAAATTTATTAAAATGGTTAAATAAGTATATTGAAGAAGGATATCCTATTATCGGACTTGGTGGATTGGTTCGTAGTGCTATTAAAAGTGAATATCAAGTATGGTTGGATGCTGCTTTTGGTGATATGATATGTAATACACAAGACCATCTTCCTAAAGTCAAAATTCATGGATTTGGAGTTTCCAAGTTTTCAATCCTTTTTCGATATCCTTGGTGGTCGATTGATTCCACGATTTGGAGAATGACGGCAGCTTATGGAGCCATCATCATACCAAAAAGAATAAAAGGGAAATATGATTTCCTAATTCCTCCTTACCGAGTTGCCATTTCAATAGAATCACCTCAAAAGAAAAATAAAAATCAGCACTTCCTTAATCTTTCCGATAATAGAAAAAAAGAGATATTAGACTGGCTGGATTACATTAAATTACCATTAGGTAAGGTTGAGAATGAAAATATAATTGAAGATGGTGTTCTTACCAAAATGACCATACGCTCAGCAGCAAATTTATGTTATTTGGAAGAGCTTCAAAAATATTTTCCTGTTTGGCCCCAGCCTTTTATCAAACGAAGGAAAACTATACATGATAATTTACTACTCGGGTGCTGAAGCGGTAAGCGGTGCTCGGGAACGCAAAATTGGATATACCAGTAACGTAATGACCACCTTCTGGAAATTCCAAAATGGAAAACCAAACAAATATTTCAAAAAAATCTACAAAGAGCGAAAAAAATATATTCAAGCTAAAATGAAACACTCTTGAAAAAGGAATTAAAATGCTAGTAAACCGAATAGAACTTATTGATATTTTAGAAGCGGTCGCCCCTGGATTATCTCCAAGAGAAATAATTGAACAAAGTACTTGTTTTGTATTTCAAAATAAGATAGTTCAAACTTTTAATGATGAAATATCTTTTCATCATGCAAGCCTCTTAAATATTGAAGGTGCTGTGAGAGCTGCCCCGCTTTTATCCTTACTCAAAAAAATGAATGAAAAAGAAGTAGAAGTTGAAACTAAAAAAGGAAAACTAATAATATCAGGAAACAAGAAGAAAGCGGGAATCCTGATGGATAAAAAAGTTACCTTGCCCGTAGATAAAATAGAGACCCCCCAAAAATGGAAAAAACTACCTTCAAGTTTTACTAAAGCAATTTCTATGGTTAAGCATTGTGCGGGTAAGGATGAAACCAAATTTGCAACTACCTGTATTCATCTTCATACTGATTGGATTGAATCCTTTGACAATTACCAAGCCGCCAGATATTTAGTAAAAACAGGAATCAAAAAACCAACTTTAGTTCGTAAAGATGCCATTCAACATTTAGTTGGATTGAAAGCCACTATTTTTAGTGAGACCCCCCGATGGATTCACTTTACAAGCAAGGATGAAGTCTCAACTATAATGAGTATACGTCGGTATGAAGAAAAGTTTCCTGATTTATCTCCATTATTTAAGGCAAGAGGTGAAGGAATACAATTTCCAAAAAACTTTGGTTCCGAAATTTCTAGGGCATCTACATTTACCAAGGACTCTATTACAGATAATGTTCTGAAAATTATACTAAAAGATAATAAGATAAAAGTAGTAGGAAAAGGTGAACTGGGTTGGTATCAAGGGTCACGGAAAATTAGGTATGAAGGAAAACCACAATCGTTTCTTATCGCCCCTGAGTTGCTAAATGAATTGATTAAAAAAATGACTAAATGTGAATTAACTCCCAATACTTTATTAGCAAGACTGGAATCATTTCATTACGTCACTGCATTAGGAAGTGAAGAATAAAATGAAAGGGTTTTTCTCTGGTTCTACTTTATCAACTAAAACGAAGATTCCCAGTATATCCCATTGCGGACTTTGTGGTCGATACAAGTATTGTCGTTCTCCAAAAATGAAAGTTGCTGGTCAAGGTTCCCGAAAAATTTTGGTAGTTGGTGAAGCTCCTGGTCAAACTGAGGATATGGAAGGAAAACCATTCGTTGGAAAGGCGGGGAAAAGACTCAAATATCATCTAGGAAAAATTGGAATCAATCTATATAAAGATTGCTGGATTACCAATGCCTGTACTTGTGCAGAAAAAGAAAACAGAACTCCCTCGGATTCTGAAATAGAAGCCTGTCGACCGAATTTAATAAACACTATTAAAAAATACAACCCCAATTGTATTTTACTTTTAGGAAAGGTTCCCTTTCAATCTCTCTTGTCACATCTCTGGAAGGAAAATGTAGGTTCAGTAGGAAGATGGGTAGGATATTCTATACCTTGTCAATCATTAAATAAATGGATTATTACTACTTATCATCCCTCATATGTAATGCGGATGGATAATGAACTTCTTAACAGAATATTTGAAAAGCATTTGTCTTTACTATTAAATAAAAATTCTGTTCCTTGGAGAAAAGTACCGGATTACAAAAATGAAGTGGAATTAGTAAAACCTTCCTCTGCAGCCAAAATAATAGAGCATTTTATTGAAAAGGGAGGAAGAGCGGCTTTTGATTATGAAACGAATATACTAAAACCAGACAAAGAAGGTTCAAAAATTGTAACTTGCTCCATCTGTTGGGCAAACAAAAGAACCATTGCCTACCCTATGGAAAATGAAGCTGTTGAAGCTACCGATAAATTTTTGAAATCTCCCATAAAAAAAATTGCAAGTAATATTAAATTCGAGGAAAGATGGACTCGAGCAATTTTTAAGCATAGAGTAAATTCATGGTTTTGGGATACCATGCTGGCCAGCCATATCATAGATAATCGACCAGATATTACTTCTCTAAAATTTCAAGCATTCTCCCTTTTAGGAATGGAAGATTACAATTATCACCTAGAATCCTTACTTAAAGAAACTCAAAATGGATTTAATCGAATTCACGATATTGATATGAAAGATTTACTATTATATAATGGATTAGATTCCTTACTCGAATATAAAATTGCCATGCTCCAACGAAAACAAATGAAGTATGAAAATTAAAGCCACTACAAAAGATGCTTATGACCTTTTCCATCAGGGTACCTTAACTCTGGCAGAAATTGAAGGTAATGGTATGCGAATTGATACCCATTACTTAAAAGAAACCATAAAAAAAATTGATAAAAAAATAGTACATTTATCAGAAAAAATTAAAAAGGATGAGGTATTTAAGGTATGGAAGAAAACCTTCGGAGCTGAAACAAATCTAGGCTCCCATGACCAATTAGCAACGGTCTTATTTGACAAAATGAAGTATAAGTGTGAGGTTCTTACTGAGAAAGGAAAACCAAAAACAGATGAAACAGTACTAGATAACCTAAATATTCCTTTCGTTAAAGATTATCGTAAAATAAGTAAACTTAAAAAAGCTAGAAGTACTAACTTACTGGGAATTCAAAAGGAAACTGTGAATGGTTTCCTTCATCCCTTTTTTAGTTTGAATACGGTTCAAACTTTTAGAAGTAGTTCTGAAAAACCAAATTTTCAAAACATCCCTGTCAGAGACCCGGAAATTAAAGAGCTGGTTCGCAGAGCATTTGTAGCAAGACCAAATCATCGAATTATCGAAAATGATTATAGTGGGGCAGAAATAGGAAGTGCCACTTGCTACCACCACGACCCCACTATGATTCATTATATTGAAACAGAACCCGGAAAACTTCATACGGATATGGCGAGTAAGTGTTTTCTCCTCTCAATTAAAGAGGTGGAAAAAGATGCGAAAGAAAAAGGACATATTCGATATGCCGGTAAGAATATGTTTGTGTTCCCCCAATTCTACGGGGATACCTACATTCATTGTGCTAAAAATCTGTGGGAAGCCATTTCCCAACTAAAATTAAAAACAGCAAATGGGGAATCCTTAAAAGAACATTTAAAAAGTAAAGGTATTACCAAATTAGGAAAATGTATATATGATTCAAAACCATTACGAGGAACCTTTGAAGCCCATCTTCAAAAGGTCGAATATGATTTTTGGAATAAAAGATTTAAGGTTTACAACCAATGGAAAATAGATTGGTGGCGGGAATATCAAAAACGTGGTAAATTTAGAATGCTTACTGGTTTTGAAGTAAGTGGTTTTCTGAAAAGGAATGAAGTAATTAACTACCCGATTCAAGGAACTGCTTTTCACTGGCTTTTATGGTCACTCATTCAAATTCAAAAACTCCTACGAAAATATAAAATGAGGACCAAACTTACGGGTCAAATTCACGATTCAATTGTTGCCGACGTATACAAAAAAGAAGTAAAAGATTATCTTGAAATAGTAAAGCAAGTAATGACTATTGATATTAGAAAGCATTGGCGTTGGATAATTATTCCCTTGCGGGTTGAAGCGGAAGCCTCTCCTATAGGTGGTTCCTGGTATGAAAAGGAAGAAATAAGAATATGATACTTCCTATAAATAAAATTATAAATGGCGATTGCCTAGAGCTAATGAAAGACCTACCAGACGGTAGTATTGATATGATATTGTGCGACCTCCCCTACGGAACTACTGCTTGTAAATGGGATACTATTATACCTTTTGAGCCATTATGGGAACAGTATAAGAGGATTATTAAGGATAATGGTGCGATAGTTTTAACTGCCTCACAACCTTTTACAAGTGCTTTGGTGATGAGTAATCCAAAGATGTTCAAATATGAGTGGATATGGAAAAAAAGTAGAAAAAATGGGTATGTTCACGCCAAAGGTATGCCGTTAAAAGAAACAGAGAATATACTTGTATTCTCAAAAGGTGATGTTTATTCAAAATCTAAAAATAAAATGAAATATAATCCACAAGGAGTCGTTCCGTTTTCGGAAGAAAGAATAAACTATGTTAAAACAACAAAAACAAATCAAGGTGGACATAAAGTTGGGTCAAAGTGGAAACAGAATGGTGCGTTTTATCCAACAAACATAATCACTTTCAAAAGTGAAAGTCCTAAAACACAAGTCCACCCCACCCAAAAACCAGTAGCCCTATTCGAGTACCTAATCAAAACCTACACTAACGAGGGCGACTTAGTTTTAGATAACTGTATGGGGTCAGGCACAACTGGCGTAGCTTGTAAAAACTTAAACCGTAACTTCATAGGTATGGAACTAGACCAAGATTATTTTGAGATAGCTAAAAAAAGAATTAAAGCTGAAAAGCAAAAACCTTTACTACTAAAAGGAAGTAATAATGGAACTTTATAAAAAATACCGCCCCAAAAAACTATGGCAAATAGTAGGTCAAACAGAATCAGTAAAAACTCTTGCTAATTTTTTAAAAAGGAAGAACCTTCCTCACTCACTACTTTTATCTGGACCATCCGGATGTGGTAAAACTACCATTGCCAGAATTTTGAAAAAAGAACTAAAATGTTCTGGTAATGATTTTAATGAACTCAATATGGCAGACCTTCGTGGTATTGACGAAATTAGAGCTATCCGAAATAGAATATATCAAACTCCCATGAGTGGTGAGTGTCGAATTTGGTTGATTGACGAGGCTCATAAATTAACTAATGATGCTCAAAATGCCTTCCTTAAAATGTTGGAAGATACTCCAAGACATGTTTACTTTTTTCTCGCCACTACTGAACCTCACAAACTAATTAAAACTATACGAACAAGATGTACTGAAATTCAAGTTTCAGAATTGTCCGAAAAAGAACTGAAAATAGTAGTAAGTAGAGTTGTGGGGGATGAAAAAAAGACAATAGATGATTCTATTATCGAAAAGATAGTAGAAAAAAGTGAAGGTTCCGCTAGAAAAGCATTAGTGATTTTAGAAAAAGTTTTAACTCTTGACAATGAAAAAGACCAAAACTCCCTACTCGATAAAATAACACTAGACCAGGAAGTAAAAAATCTTGCCAGAGTTTTAATAAATCCCAGGGTCACCTGGCAAGAAACATCGAGTATACTCAAAACTCTTACTGAAAATGAAGCAGAAACTATACGAAGAGGAGTTTTAGGTTACTCTAAAGCGGTATTATTGTCTGGAGGAAAATTAGCAAATCGAGCTTATTTAATTATTGATTGTTTCCGGGACCCATTATATGATTCTGGTTTTCCAGGATTGGTTGCTTATTGCTATGAAGTAGTTTTAGGTAGTAAATAGAATTGATACGATAATATAATATTGAAAGGAAAATTATGGAATTTCATAATATAGATATCAATCGGTTAGATGAAGAATGGATTCAGCAACCAAAAAATGTTTATAATATGTACCTTCAATTAGCAGAGTCTAAGGAGATTTTGAATACCGCAAGGGCAAAAGCAGAAGTGACAACGGCAGAACTTGATTTTAAAATTAGAAGTAACCCCCAAAAATTTGGGATTGAAAAAGTGACGGAAGCAGGAATCAATAATGTTATTAAAATGCAGGTTCCATATCTAAAGGCACAAAAGAGGATTATTCAGGCACAGAAGAATCACGATATTGTGATTGCCGCAGTAAATGCCCTTGACCATAAGAAGAGCGCCCTTGAACGATTAGTCGCATTGCATGGTCAAGCTTACTTTGCCAAACCACAAGCTTCAGACGAAAATAGTAAAGAAATAGTAGATGAGTTTAAAAGAAAAGCCATTAAAAATAAAATGAATAGAAAATCTTCTTAATAACTCTAATTGGAAAGGAAACCCTATGGCATCGTCCAGGAAAAAAAGAAAAAGCAAGTATGGGTCATTGGCAGATAAGGCGAGAAGGAAGGCGGAAAAGGATTCAAGAGGATTTAATGTAACTCATTTAAGTCTTCCTCAGGGAGCACAATTATTTAATCTAAAGGATAAAAAATCTGCTGAAATTGATATCTTACCTTATGTTGCCGGAAAGGGAAATCCCGATGCCGATGCCGGTGAATTATATTATGAACGAACCTATTATGTTCATAAAAACATTGGGGTTGATAAGGGATGGTATGTTTGTCCGAAAAAGACCGCTGGGAAAAGATGTCCCATTTGTGATTTTGCTGCCAGACTTGAAGATGATGATGATGAACTAAAGGTGGCACTCAAACCAAAAAGACATCAATTATTTAATGTAGTAGATAAAAAGGATTCGTCAGGCAAAGTACAAATATTTGATATTTCTCATTACCTATTTGGTGAACGCCTATCCGCAGAATTACTTAATGCGGAAGATGATGATTCAATTTTACAGTTTGCAGACTTACAAGGAGGGTCCTCATTAAAATTAGGAATTTCGGATGAATCCTTTGAAGGCAGAGGATTCAAAAAAGTCACTTCGATACGATTCAAATCACGTGAAGATTATGACGATAATATCATAGATGAAGTATATAACTTGGATGAATTACTTAATATACTTCCCTATGATGAACTAAAGAAAATATTTATGGAAGCATCCTTAAAGGATGACGAAGACGAGGCCTCTAATAAGAAAGGAAAAACCATGGCCAAAAAGAAGAAAGAATCCAAAAAGAAAAAGAAGGTTGAAGATTTTGAAGAGGAGGAAGAGGAACTAGACGAAGACGAAGACGAAGATGATGATGATGAAGACGAAGATGATGATGATGAAGACGAAGATGATGATGATGAAGACGAAGATGATGATGATGAAGACGAAGATGATGATGATGAAGACGAAGATGATGATGATGACGAAGATGATGATGATGATGATGATGAAGACGAAGATGATGATGATGAAGACGAAGATGATGATGATGAAGACGAAGATGATGATGATGATGATGATGAAGATGAAAAACCATCAAAACGCTCTTCTAAAAAATATGTAAAAAAGAAGACCACAAAAAAGACTACGAAGAAAAAAGCTGGAAAGAAGAAAAAGTAAGAATACCAATTAAATAGGAACAGGAGAATTCTCCTATATAGAAACTAAGGTGGTTTGATAATACTCAAACCACCTTTTCTTTTTCTTATGAATATTAAAAAATTAAAATCTGACTTACTAAAAAAAGAAAAATCTGAAGTTTTCCACCCTGAAGATTTTTTATCGACCGGAAGTACCTTATTAAATCTTGCTTGCACTGACCGGGCTTTCCGAGGATTTGCCAAAGGTCACTACTATTTTATAGTAGGAGATTCTACTAGTGGTAAAACCTTTTTAAGTTTAACCTGTTTGGCAGAAGCTTGTAAAAATCCCAATTTCAAGAACCATCGTTTTATTTATGATAGTGGTGAGTTTGGTGCTCTAATGAATATTGGCAAGTTTTTTGGACAAAAAGTTGCTGATAAACTGGAGGCACCAAGCTACGAAGATAAAAAGAATCCTATTTTCTCTTATACCATAGAAGAGTTTTATTACCATATTGACGATGCGGTTAAAAAAGGGAAACCTTTTATTTATATACTCGATTCAATGGATAGTTTAAGTTCGGAAGCAGAACTAGAGAAGTTTAATGAGCAAAAGAATGCCTTCAGAAAAGGAAGGCAGGTTGCTGGTAGTTATGGGGATGGTAAAGCAAAAAAGAATTCTACAAATATAAGAAAATTATTAAAACCGTTAAAAGATTCTGGTTCTATCCTGATAATTATAAGTCAAACCAGAGATAATCTTGGTTTTGGATTTGAAAAGAAAACCAGGAGTGGCGGAAACTCCTTACGTTTTTACTCTACCATAGAATTATGGTCCTCTGTCCGTGGCAAAATTAGTAAAGTATTTAAAGGTATAAAAAGACAATTAGGAATTATCTGCCAAATTCAAATTAAGAAAAATCGTATCTGCGGAAAAGAACGAACAGTAGAAATTCCTATATATCACTCTTATGGCATCGACGATATCGGCTCATGTATTGACTACCTAATAAAAGAGGGTTGCTGGAAGAAAAAGGGCGGTTCCATAGTAGCAAAAGATTGGGGTCTAAAACATGACCGAGAAAAACTTATTCAGATTATTGAAGAAAAAGGTTGGGAAAATAAGTTAAGAATCCTGGTATCTAAAACCTGGAACGAGATTGAAGATTCTTGTAAGGTACAAAGAAAACCCCGATATGAATAAACGAATTCTAATTATTGATTGTAATTACCTTTGTTATAGAGCACTATATTCTACCGGGGAGTTATCCCATGATGGTGCTAAAACCGGAACCTTTTTCGGATTCTTTAAGGAAGTGGTTAACTTAACTCATTTATTCAAAACTCCTCACATAGTATTTTGTTGGGATTATGGTCTTAATAAAAGGTACCAGATATACCCCAAGTATAAAGAAAAGAGGAAAGAAACAAAGGAAAATTATACTAAAGAAGAAAAACGAATTTTCAGGGCTTTCAATAAACAAGTAAAATATATCAGGGAGGTTGCTCTTCCTAAAATAGGGTATATCAATAATTTTTATCAAAAAGGATATGAAAGTGATGATATGATTGCTTCCGTTTGTAATCATTTTAACATCTGGTCAAAACCTTGGTCTACTATTATTGTTACGGCCGACCATGACCTTTTCCAACTAATCAATAAACATACCTCTGTTTATAATCCTCATAAAAAAGAACGATTGACCAGACTTCGATTTAAAAAACGATATGGGATATCTCCCAAAAAATGGGTGGAGGTAAAATCCATGGCAGGTTGTTCCTCCGATAATATTAAAGGAATAGAAGGCATCGGAGAAAAAACCGCCATTAAGTATTTATTAGGCCAGCTTAAAGAAAGTTCTGTAGCTTGTAAAAAAATAGAAAGTAAAAAAGGTCAAAGGATAATCAAAAAAAATAAAAAAATAACAAAGTTACCTTTAGAAGGAGTCCAAGATTTTACTTTACTTCCCGACCATTTTGAAAAAAGAGAATGGACTAGACAAATGAAAAAACATGGGGTAAGAACGTTAAGTAAATATTTGCCATTAAATATTGAAAGTTGAGTATGGAAAAACCAAGAAAAAAATCCAAGTCAAAAGGAAAAGGTAAAGGTAAAGGAACTGCCTACGAACGAGAAATTTGTAAGTTACTCAGTTTATGGTGGTCTGATAATAAGCACGATGATATTTTCTGGCGGACCGCGGTAAGTGGTGCTCGAGCAACCATAAGAAGAAAAGGACATAAAAGGACTTTCGGACAAGATGGAGATATTCAGGCCACCGACCCTATTGGACAACCGCTTTTGGATTTAACCACAATTGAAATTAAAAGAGGATATAATGTAAATACCATTGCTGACTTATTTGATAACTCCAAGAAGGCTAAAGAACAAGTTTATGAAAAGTTTCTCAATCAATCCATTGAACAATCTAATTCTTCTGGAACTCCTTATTGGATGTTGATAGTAAAAAGAGACCGTCGTAAAGAATTAGTAATGATTCCTTTTTCCTTTTCTTTTGCCCTATGGCGGACTAAATTTAACCCCCTAAAATTAGGATTTTATGTAGCTTTCAAAACTAAAAAATTTGGAATCATTCATATTTTCCACTTGAAATCGTTTCTTAAAAAAGTCACCCCAACTCAAATAAAAAAGGCTTTAGTATGGACGAGAAAACAGAAGCAGAATTTGAACAACTAGCAAAAGACAAACTATTAAAACTATCTGAAATGTCTAAAGAGGAGAAATCCTTACTACTCTTTTTTGAAACATGTGCTGTGAATGCCTCTGGTTTGGTTAATAGTATTCACATGAATCAAAAGGACTTTCAAATTGCAACTAAATGGAAAGAAAGTGGTTTTATTCACTTCGGAAGAATTCCATCTAAAGAACTCCAAAAGAATAACCCTAATCACTGGGTAGTCTTATCCGAAGAAGCTTTTTTATTGGCTCTGCTGGAAAGGAAGGCACGAGCAAAAAGGAATCCTTGCAAATATTATGAACCCAAAACAAATTAGACAATTAAAAAAATACAAGAAGTTACTAAAATTAGTCAAGCTCTGGACCCATTATGAAATAATGGCAAGGCTGGGAGACTATAAAAAAGGTTTAGGATTTGCCGACTTTTTTGCAAAAAAGAATCAGGTAGAAGATAAAATCAGAACTTTAATTTATGGAACCTGGAATTTAGCAGAAATTGGTATTCGTTTGAAATTGATTAAACCTAACGATAATAAAAAGAAAAGAAGAATCAAACCAAAATTAAAACGTAGTGGCTAGCGGATGTAAAATTTTTAACCAGTTGGACCAGAACCATCCGCTAGCCATATTATTATTACAATCATGCTTAAACTATTAAAAATAAAAAACTTCCAAGCTCACTCTCACATCAAACTCAAATTTGCTCCGGGAGTTAATACTATTATTGGCAGAAATGACAAGGGCAAGAGTGCCATACTTCGAGCAATTAAATTTTTAGTAAGAAACAGACCTGTCGGAAATGAATTTGTTAAACATGGAATGAATTCAACATTCATTCGTTTGACTACTGAAGAAGACAATATTATTACTCGAGTAAAAGGGGAAAAGAAGAATTACTACAAATTAAATGGTAAGAAATTCTCTGCTTTCAAAACAGACGTCCCTGAAGAAATTACTAATTCCTTATTATTGAGTGAGGTAAACTTTCAGGGTCAATATGATTCACCTTTTTGGTTTACTGAGTCTGCTGGAGAAATATCCAAAAAATTAAATGCCATTGTGAATTTAGAAGCAATGGACCAAACTATGGCGTCACTGAATAGTAAAGCAAGGTCCCTTAATTCTACTTTAACTGCTGCCATTGCCAATGAAATAGCCTTAAAAAATGATTTGGAAAATCTCAGTTATGTAAAAGAAATTGACAAGGATTTAGAACTCTGTGAAAAGTTAAAAAATAGATATGATGTTGGTATTAAAAATTGTGGGTTACTAGATGATGTTATTCATAAGGTACAGCAATTAAATTCTATTATTGATTTAAGCAGTAATATAAATAATGATTTTGCATCCCTTGATAGTATATTTACAGAATACCAATATCAAAAAACCCAAACTGATAAATTAAAGATTTTACTACAAAAACTAAATGAAGCAGAACAAGAATCTAAAAAAGAAGTACCCTCATTAGAACATTTGGAAAAGCTAAGAATTAGAATTCGAGAAATAACTTCCGGTATTAAAAATCTTACTCAAATTATAGAATCCATCAAAACTAAAGAATCCCTTTTACAAAATTCTCAAAAAGAAGTAGATGAATTAGAAAAAGATTTACATAAACTAACCAAAGGAGTTTGTCCTTTATGTCAAAGGCCAATGTAATTGCTATTCTGACTTCTGACTTTCATTTATGCCACAAAACTCCAATCTGTAGAAGTAGAAAACCAGATTGGTATGAAGTAATGGCAGAGTATCTTGGACAATTAAATCTTATTCAAGAAAAATACAATTGCCCTATCATATTTGCTGGTGATTTATTTGACCGATGGAATAGTCCGCCAGAATTGATAAATTTTGCGATAGAATATTTACCAGACAATATGTACTGTATTCCTGGTCAACATGACCTTCCCTTACATAACCTAGAAGATATCGAAAAAAGTGCTTATTGGACTTTGGTAGCAGCCAAAAAAATTAAACATATGAATCGGGGAGAGGTATATACCATAAAAGGAAAATCGGAAATATGTATTCATCCTTTCCCATTTGGTGCGAATTTAGCACCACTTAATTCTGAAACCCGGGTATCCACTACCATTTATCTTTTGGTAGCTCATAAGTATATATGGAAAAAAAATTATTCTTATCCAGGAGCTTCCTTAAAAGACAAGGTTAGTAATTTTGCTAAAATATTATCTACTTATGATGTAGCTCACTTTGGAGATAATCACAATGGTTTCATAGCTGAAGGTTTCAAACCTAGTTATGTTTCCTTTAACTCGGGAACCCTCATCCGAAGAAAAGTAGATGAAATAAATTATAGCCCTATGGTAGGTTTATTATATGATAACGATGAGGTAATAACTCATACTTTAGATACTCAAATAGACCAATTTGACGATAATCTGATATCAAAATTAAATGATGTTAAAACAGATATGACAGAATTTTTTATGTCCTTAGAAAGTGCTACCACTGATACTATGGATTTTAAAGAAGTGCTTGACAATTATCTAAAGACAAACCAAGAAAAAATAGACAAAGCAGTAAGAGACATAATAGTAGAAGCATTGGAGGAGTGTTATTCCGATGAGTAATTTAGATGATTACAATGACCTACTTAAAAAGGTAACTGCTGCAAAAGAACGAGCTATCCGAGCAGCGGGAGCAAAGGACCAATTACTTCAACAACTCAAAAAAGATTTTAATTGTAAAACTTTGGAAGAAGGGGAGGAGGAACTACGAAGATTATCCAAGGAACTAGCTACCGTTCAGCAAAAATTTGAAACGAAATTTAATGAATTTGAAAGCAAGTGGCATGGAAAAATATGAGCAAATAACCTCTTGGAGAAAATTGATTAACGAGAAATTACAAGAGTCTCGAACCATAGAGTATGCTATTGAAACCAATGCAAAACAAGTAAAAGAAACAACTACTGCAATTGAAAATGTTAGGAAAGCTCAAGAAATAGTACAATCCATTGCACAGAACATTCAACAAAAAATACATAATAAAATAGCCAGCATAGTTACTCATTGTTTGAAAGTAGTATTTCCCGAACCATATACCTTTGTAATTCACTTTGAGCAAAAAAGAGGTAAAACAGAAGCTAGACTATCCTTTGAACGAAATGGAAAAGAGGTGGACCCTTTATCCTCATCGGGAGGAGCACCGGTTGAGGTAGCTTCCCTTGCTTTGCGATTATCTTGTATTATGTTATCTCACCCACCACTTCGCCGAGTAGTTCTATTAGATGAACCTTTTAGATTTTTGGATGATAATGCTTTAATCAATGTCAGAGAACTACTAAAAGAACTATCAATACGATTTGGTTTTCAATTTATTATGGTAACCCATATTGACGAATTAAAAGTAGGAAGGATTTTCTCATTATGAGTGCTATTGAAGAAAAAACAATAAATGGTATCTCCCAAAAAGTAAACCAAATTTTGGGGGATGAATTAAAAAAATTAGAGATAAGTAATATAAAAGATGTTATTATTTATTACAGAACCATAACCACAGAAAATTCAAAACAGACAATTTTAGAATATGAAATATGGCATCCGAAAAAAGGAGCGGTGATTGTATTTAATGAAAAGGAAGAAGAAGAATTTAACAACCATATAAATAGCCATCCTAAAGGTGAGTTAGAAAAAACTACAATTAGAATTCCAATAACCATATCAATTTCGGATAGTAAAATTGAAGTCATTTAACGATAATAAAGATAGGAAGTAAAAAACCAGTCAGGGAAGACAATTAAGGAGAAAATAATGGCACGGAAAATTTTCGATTTAATAGTCATTCTATTCCATCTCTTTATCACCTTCGTTTTGGCGGTTCTTATTTTAGGGTGCGGGGATAGTGCTCAAAGTGGTGAGGCGATTTATGCCAATGATTCTGTAATCACTTTAATTACTGGGGTTCCTAACCATAATGATTGGAGGATGGATATCTACTATGGTCCAAATCCTCCCAATGATTTGCAATGGAATTGTATGGGGTTTGCTTTCGGGGTAATTCTTAAAGACATTGAAAAAAAATCAATCCGAAGGGAAGGGATACGAATTGACGTACGACTAAAATGGTCTTCAACTTTTATGGAATATGTTGGAGATAATGTTTTCTCCGATGGAAGAGGATTTGTAGATTTCACTACAGGAGTGGATTCCATAATTGAAGATGCTACTGGGGTCTGGCATTGTACCAGAACCAACAATAACGGAGAAACCACTATTCTGATAGGGGCTGGCGATTCGGGATTTATTCATAATTCTAATCACCAAGGCAATCCCGAATTATACATAAAAGAGGAAGATTGGATATCAACCATTGCTGAATTTGAATTAAGAATTCGTAAAAATGGAAGTGCTCCAATACTTAAAGATTTTCATGTAGTATTTGTTAAAACAGAAGGACAGCATTTTTGGGCCGATGGAATTCCAGGGGTATATGATTTGTCTTACTCTGCAATAGGTTCTTGGTCCAGAACATCTTCAAATTCTGCCATAGATGATTATGGAGTAACAATCCTCCCTGTTGATTTTCTTGAGGAAGGGATAGCAGGATGCTCAGAATTGATACCGAAAGGATTCAACCAACCCCCTCCTCCATTTGAGTGCGGTGAGCAATCGTCATTGCCTGCAACCCCCAATACGACTGCTCCCGCCTCTTTTTTTACTGTTAATGATGCTTATTGGGGTCAACTAATATTTGTGGATGATTATGGTTGGGGTTGGATAGACGTCATACCAAGTTCTTTTTCTCCTTATACTTTTTTTGAAGATGATATTCCTTGGCAAGGTGAAAAACCATGCTCAGACCCAAACAGCTCCGATATGAAATTACAAAATCTGCTTGATTGGAGTCAACCAGTGGTTCACTATGTAGATGTTTCTTTTACAGAACCGGTCGAACCTTTTATTGCCTCTTGCGTGCTTCGGGTTCTTCCCCATGAACCATACTTTTATCCTGACCCTAATTATTGGCCGGAAAATGAACCTGCTCAAGAAGCAGACTTTAATTTTGACGGAAAAATCAATCTACTCGACTTCTCAAAATTAAGTAATTGTTGGTTGGATGAATTCATCCCTTCCGACCCTAACTCTACCATTCCTCCTTTAGATAAAAATGGTGATTACTTGATAGGTATTTATGAATTATGCTTACTCTCTGAATATTGGACGAAAAATAACAATGAATATGTCAATCTCAATTATAAAGATTGTTATTATTCTCAACCATTCTTGTATCAGACAGTAGACATGACAGAAGTAAAAGACCGGCATCTACTAGCTACTCCATTCATTCTCCAAACCAATGATGAACGATTTGAGGGTTGGTATGAAGATAGTTATGGTAATCCTATCTACTGGGCCTATACTCCTCCAGGAGCCATTATAGATATTCGACCGGTAGAAAATGGTGATTACAATGGCGATGGAATTACAAATCTGAAAGACTTCTCCATTTTTTATAACATGTTTGGAAGTTATTCCAATGACCCTGCCTTTGATTACGATAATAATGGTGAGATAAATCAATATGATTTCCAGCAATGGATGAGTTTTTGGTTAAAACAGAATTAGGAGAAAATATGAAATTAACTGTAATACAATTAGCTGCTCTTTTACTAGTTGGAGTTAGTTGTTACTGGATGGGTGTTTTTGTGGGTATGAAAATAGAACAAGGAAAGCAAAAGGAAAATCCTCCTATAATAATGACTCCTTTTGAATTACCTGGTAATAATATAAAAGGAAATTTACAAGAAGTTGATTAGAATATCTTATTTTTAGCTTGGGAGAATACATGAAGAATTATGTTAAGTGTAATTTATGTGGAAAAGTTATTTCTACTATGGGTATAAGCGGTCATAATAGATTTGCCCATAAAGAAAAGAAACCAACCTATACTCCAATCAACAAACCAAAAAAATCTAAAGGACCGGG